CTATGGGAGCTGGTAATGATAAAGAACTACAACGACAAGTTGGTGCAGTTCAAACTATGAAAGATGCTGGTGTAACCACAGAACAAGTTCCTGAAACTGTAATAAACGCTTTAACAAAAGATTATTCAGCTGTTATGAAGGCAATAGACCAGAAAAAAGGAAAAAATGGCGAATCATTTCGTCCATAGGAATAAATAATGGCGTCAATACGAGAATTAAATGAAAACGATGATGTATTTGTTGGAATTACACTTCCACTTAAACCTGGAAGAACTGGTCATTTTCAACAATCTAAAACTCTAAGAGAACAGGCATATAGTAATTTAAAAAATCTTATATTGACTGCCAAAGGTGAACGTTTAGGACAACCAACTTTTGGTTGTGATATTCAAACTCTAATTTTTGAACCTATCATAGAAACTTCGGCTGATACTATTGAGGAGTCAGTTAGAGATGCGGTAAGTAATTGGTTACCATACATAACAATTCAAAATGTGTTTGTTACTTTTGAAGGTCAAGATAATAACAGAATAAGATTACAAATTGAGTATTCGGTAACCATCGATGAACCAGATTCACTCGACACAATAACATTTAATTTTAATGTAGGAATATAAGATGCCAGATTATGGAACAAATAAAAAATCAATTTCTAAAGAAGTACGATACGTTGGTAGAGACTTTACTGCAATAAGACAGAATCTTATTGAGTTCGCTAAATCATATTTTCCAAACTCATACAATGACTTTAATGAGGCATCACCAGGTATGATGTTTATAGAAATGGCAGCCTATGTGGGTGATGTGTTGAATTATTATGTGGACAATCAATTTAGAGAATCTCTATTACATGCGGCAGAAGAAAAGAAAAATATTTATAAAATTGCACAATCACTTGGATATAAACCAAGAGTATCTCATCCATCAACTGCTGTTTGTGAATTTCAAGTAGAGGTTCCAGCAACCACCGATGATAATATTAATTACAAACCAAATTTAAATTATGCTCCAATCTTAGATGGTAATAGTTTATTTGGTGCATCCAATGGTTCTGAATTTAGATTAATGGACGATGTAAATTTTGCAGTATCTTCTTCCCTTGATAGAACAGATGTTCAAATTTCTAAACTGGCTGATAACGTACCAACTTATTACACTCTTACAAAATCAGGAATTGTAGAGTCTGGTAAAAGAACTTCCGAAACTTTTACATTTGGAAGTGCAGAAAAATTTAATACCGTAGTTTTAAGTAATCCTAAAATTGTTGAAATTATATCTATTACGGATTCAGATGGAAATAAGTGGTATGAAGTTCCTTTCTTAGCACAAGATACTGTTTTTGAATCAGTATCAAACTCTTCAGATAATGATCCTGAGTTATCAACTTTTTCAAATGACACACCGTATTTGTTAAAGTTGATTAAGTCTTCTCGTAGATTTACTACATATGTTCGTAGTGATGGAAAAACAGAATTAAGATTTGGTGCAGGTATTAGTAATAATCCAGATGAAGAAATTATTCCAAATCCAGATAACGTTGGTAGTTCACTTGCAACAGGTCTATCTAAACTTGATGAATCATTTGATCCAAGTAACTTTTTAAAGACACGTGCATTTGGTCTATCACCAAGTAATACTACTTTGACTGTGATTTATACTCATGGTGGTTCAGTTGACGAAAATGTTTTGAGTGGTGAAATAAATGCAAAACGAATTGTTAATTTTACACTTAGTGAAACTGGTTTAGATGCATCTGAAGTAAACACCATGAAGAATAGTTTAGCGATTACTAACTTAGAACCTGCTAATGGTGGTTCTGATGGTGAAACCGATACAGAGATTAAAGAAAATGCATTAGCATATTTTAACTCACAAAATAGGGCTGTAACAAAGGAAGATTATATTACGAGAGTGTACTCACTACCACAGAAGTTTGGAAATATAGCAAAGGCATATATAGTTCAAGATGAATCTCTTTCAAATCGACAAGTTGTATCGGAAGATGGTCAGAGTACCACAACTACAGTTTCTAAAATACCTAATCCGTTAGCTATGAATTTATATATGTTAGGTTATGATAGAAATCAAAATTTAGTTAGACTTAATAAGGCAGTAAAAGAAAATGTAAAAACTTATTTGTCACAATATAGATTGATGACTGACGCAATAAACATCCGTGATGGATATATGATTAATATTGGAGTGAAGTTTGCAATAATCACACAACGTGGGTTTAATAAAAATGAAGTTTTATTTAATTGTGTAGAGACAATCAAAAACCACTTTGACATTAAGAAGTGGCAGTTTAATCAACCAATTATCACGAGTGATATTGCATATAAGATTTCATTAGTGGATGGTGTTGCGAGTGTTGTTCCACCAATAAATGATAATCCACAAAAACAATTAGTATTAATAGAAAATAAATATAAATATTCAGAAGGATATTCAGGTTATGTGTATGACTTACAATCAGCAACCAAAGATGGTATTATTAACCCATCATTAGATCCAAGTATATTTGAAGTTAAATTTCCAAACTCAGATATTGAGGGTAGAGTAGTAGGAGACATTTAATGTTTTATTTTGAATATCCATTAGTAGATGCAACACTATATGAGGCGACACCGAGTTCTTCGACAAATACAGGCCTCGATGAAATATTAGAAGTACGAAAAGATATGAATGATAGTGGTACTCAAATTGATGTATCAAGAATTTTAATTAAATTTAGTTACAATTATATTTCTTCGTCTGTACAAGATGGTACTATACCAAGTACTGCAAAGTATTATTTAAATCTATATGACGCAGCATCTACTGAGTTGGCAGTAGAACAAGAATTATACACTTACATTGTCAGTCAGAGTTGGGATGGTGGTACTGGTTACTATAGTAGAGATCCTATTAGAAGTGATGGTGCAAGTTGGAAGTATCGTGATAATGACACCACTAAATCTGAATGGGTAAGTGGTAGCACGACTCAAGGTGGTACTTGGTTTACTTCAAGTATAGGGGGAACTGATTCAGAATACAATGTGAGTGCATCACAAACTTTATACTATGAGACTCAAGATATTAGAATGGATGTTACTGATTTGGTAAAGTCTCATATCTATTCAAGTTCTGCATATCCTAATAATGGATTCATTGTTAAGAGACAAAATTTACCCACATCTGGAGGTGCAGTAAGTATATTTGATCCTTCATTATCAAGTGGTTCTGCAGAGGGGGACACAACTTTTTATGGTAATCTAAAGTTTTTCTCAAGAGAAACTAATACAATCTATTCACCAAAATTAGAAGTAGAGTGGGACGATTCAAATTTCTCAACTGGTTCTCTTCCACCAGTATCTTCATCTGAATTAGAAAACTTAACAGTTTATTTTAAAAATTTAAGACCTGAGTATAGAGAGAAGTCTAAGGCAAGAATTAGATTTGTTGGTCGTGAATTATATCCTGAAAGAGGATTTTCATCAACACCAGCCGCTCTTACTAATAAATGGTTACCAAGTGGTAGTGGAGCTATGGGACACGGAACTTATTACTCTGTTAAAGATGCACACACTAACGAAACAATAATACCATTTAGTACTGGTTCATTAGTAAGTTGTGATACAAGTGGTAACTACTTTAATGTTTGGTTTGATGGTTTTCAACCCGAAAGACATTATAGATTTTTAGTTCAAGTTATAAGTGGTAGTGGGGCTGATCAACAAAAAATGATTTATGATGATGGGTATGAATTTAAAGTAGTGAGGTCATAATGGCTACTAATTATTTGAGTGCATCGTTATTGTCTAACACTTATCAAACTATGTTAGATGCAGATGACAGAGAAAATGAAAAACAAATACAACTTGCATTTGAGTCAGCACGTGTTAGTGGTTCACAAATAGATGCAAATAATTTATTAAGAGATGATGCAGGACTATTACTTAGTTATTCTGATTTAGAAAATAATTCAACAGAAGAATACTGGCAATGGAAAAGAGTAGAAAATACAAAACCTGAAATAATATTAGGAAATGTAAATTCTGTATTAAAGGAAAAACGTGTCTTTAAAGAACTAAAAGAATCTGAACCAGTTTCAACACCAGAAGAAAAGGCCAATTTAGAAGAGATATTACGAGAAAAAATAAAATTTTATGAACAGTTAATAGAGGAAGCACAAGAATAAGATGCCTATAATAAAGGGATTATCATTAGGAGATAAGGGTGTATTAGTATCATCTAAAAAAGTTGCTAGTGGGTTTGGCTTTGAAATAGATTATGCTACTCTTTATGTATATGAGTATGATGATATTCCTTATGAAACTCCAATAGCTACCCTTAATGTTCCTGCCTCTAAATTTCGTTTTGAAGGTAGTGCAATTGATATTGATGTCGGTCAACATTTACGAGATTATGGTTTTACTGAAGGCAAATATCACGTAGTTTATTATTTTTATAGAGGATTAGTGGGTAGTGATACTGAAAGAAATATAAATAGTAGAGGTCAATACACATTAGATACAACAACCAATACTGTTAGTGAGAAATATTTTATTTCAGAAATTTCAAAAGATAGAACTGAAGTAGAAATAAGACCTAATGCAGAAATACAGGATCTTGCATATAAATATGGTTTACAGGCAGTAAACGGATATAGAGTATATCTCAATGTACCTGGTGCGAATAGTCAATGGGCATTCAGTCACCCAGATAAAGGTGACGCTACTAAGGTGTCCATAGAGACTTTAGCAGAACACGATCCTGGTTTTAATGATGCAATGATAGGTGGATATTTAACTATTCCAGATGTTTATAGGGTCGAGGACTTGGACAAACCAAGTGGAATAACTCCTCATAAAAATTTTGATAAAAATCATGTTTCATATGTCACACAACCTCAAGAAGTTCCAACAGCAAATGGAGGGTCACAACCATCTTCACCTTATTTACATAGTAATGGGAAACGATATGTATGGAAATATTTTGATACAAAGAGAAATAATGTAAGTGAAGATTCACCTCCAGGAATTCAAGCACCTTATTATGGATGGGAAGAAGATAAGACATATACAAAATCACAAAAGACTGTACAAACAAAACATGATTTTACCGCAAGAATAACCAAAGTAATAAATAAGAATGAACTACGGATTAATAAATCTTGGGAAATGGGTAAAGGAGAGATTGAAGGAGACTCTGTTGGAGATTACCCAAAGGTAATAAGTGAGTGGTCTACGAAAAATACATTTCGTAATGGTAGAATTGAATACTCTCGAAATAATGTTAATAAATTAAATACATATTTGGTGATTGGTGATGAGGCATATTTAATCACAAACGAATTTACAGATCCAGAAGGATTCATTAGTGTAAAACTTTATGAACCATTGTCAGATAATATTACTAATTCTTCTTTGGGATATTTTGTGAATGAACTTTTAGAACCAGTTGAAGAAGATATTAAAATTATTCCTTTTGAAGAAGATGTAGAACTTAATCAATCTACATTTTTACGACTACCTAATTTAGGATCAAAAGACTCTGGGTTAGAATTTAGAGGAACTAATTTTAAATCATATGATAATTTAGTTGGAAGTAATACTACTGTTATACAAGAACTTGAAGATAAATTAGTTTCGGGTAGTTTATTAGATGTTAAAGTAAATGTTGATTATCAAAAAAGAACAACTGGATTAGAAGAGTATAATGATAATGGGTTTAGTAATTTTGTAAACTTTAGTTCAGCTGAAGAAAGATTAAAAAACTTTAAATATAAATTAGGTCTTATTGAAGAATATACTATAAGTCAAAGTCAGTTTACTGATATTTCGAGCTCAAGTGATAAACAAGAATTTTATGAAACTAAAGTTGATCAAGTAAAAAATAGTTTTGATCATTATGAAAGTTTTCTTTATAATGAATCATCTTCCTATGTAACAAGTTCTGCAGGACAATTTCACGACACGAGTTGGCCAAAAGAAAATAGTTCAAGTCCTTATACTTTAGTACCTTCAACTGGTTCTGTAGCCGTTACTTGGTATGATACTATGATTGAAAGTGCTTCTCTTTATGATACTATGAATGATAATAGACTGGTGAATAATTTACCAGGTCACGTTAAGTTTGATGAAGAGGGTAAATTATTTATAGAGTTCGTTGATATGATTGGTCAACAATTTGATGAGAGTTGGATTTATGTAAAACACTTTACTGATATTAATGACAGACAGGCTAAATTTTCTGAAGGTATTTCAAAGGATATTGTAAAACACGTTGCTAAGGCTTCTGGATTAGAAGTTGTTAATGGAAATGATTTATTAAATCTTTCGGAATATTTGTTAGGTAAAGATATAGATGATGGTTCACAAACGTATGAAAAGGCACAAGAAGAAGTAACAGAAGAAATATGGAAACGAATACTTGCTAACTTACCTTTCTTTCAAAGAACTAAAGGTACAACAAGAGCAATAAAGGGATTGTTGAATTGTTATGGTATACCTTCTACAATATTAAGAGTTCGTGAATTTGGTGGACCTGATTATAATGATAGAATTTCCTATGATTTACAAAGAAAATTTACTTATGCATTAGATTTTAAAGGTAGTCAATATATAGAACATTTATGGACTACTGATGGTTCAAGTGGACAAGTACCAGAAACGGTTGAGTTTAGATTTAGAACACCAAAACGACAGAATCAAACTATAATACAAAAAGGTAATGATTGGGCAATATCATTATTAGATGGTGGTACTACAAATAAAGGAAAGTTAAAATTTCAATTAACTGGCTCAAGTGATAAGTTTTTTATTACATCTTCAACACAACAATTCTATAATGATGAGATGTGGAGTGTAATGTTAACTCGTAGAAGTGCAAGTGGAGTAGATTTATCAAATGATAATATTTCACAAAATATAACTTATGAGTTAACTACTAAACAATATGATGCCACAAGATTTAAAATAAATTATGAAACAAGTTCCAGTTTCTCAACGGGTTCTACAGATTTAAATGGAGTATTTACTTCAAGTGCAGCAATGTATATTGGCGGTAGTGGTAGTAAATTTGATGGTAATAATTTTACTGGTTCATTAATGGAATATAGATTGTGGACTGAACCTCTTTCTGCAAGTAAATTTGACAATCACGTTAAGACACCAAAGGCTTATAATGGAAATACTACTGCATCTCACGCAGATAATTTAGTTTATAGACTTACTTTTGATGAGAATGTAAACTTGAGTGGTTCTGCTGGAGTTAGATTTGTAAGTAGTAGTGTAAATAACACAACATATTCAGCAAGAACTGGTTCACAAAATTCCTTTACTGGTAATTTTTATCGTAGTATTAGTGAAGTAGAAGAAATGAGAGTTCCTAATATTGGTGCAACAAGAAGAAATACTAATAAAATAAGAATTGAAGATAATTTTTTAACTGGTTCATTATCAATGGATAGAACTTTACAAAAAGGTTCATTTGATTTTGCTCCCGTAGACTCAAATAAACTTGGTGTATATTTTTCACCAACCGATATTGTAGATAAAGATATTATTTATAGTTTAGCTGATATAAATTATGATGATTATATTGGAGATCCAAGAGATCAGTTTGAACAAGACTATCGTGGTTTAAAAGATGTACAAGATGCATATTGGAAAAAGTATCCTAAGGCAAATAACTTTTGGGATTATTTAAGAATATTAAAATATTACGATAGTGGTATTTTTAAACAGGTTGAATCACTTTTACCTGCTAGAGCAAAATCTACTCTGGGTGTATTGGTTGAACCAAATATATTGAATCGTAGTAAAGAAGTTCTTGGTAAGACACCTGAATATGAGAGTTTGTATTTCGAAAACGCAGGACATTATGACGATGGAATATTAGCAACAAGAATCATTAGTGGTTCAGACGATAGTATGCTTAAATTATCAGGAGAGTTTCCTTATTATGAAGGAGAGAGTGATATTGCTAATTGGATTCCTCAATCAGGATCTATAGGATTACTTGCAATGCCTTCTCGATATAGATTAAATGTAACACAAAGTAATGAGTGGGGACTTAGTTATCTAACTGCATCAGTAACCGATGGAGATGTTAACTTTGAAGAAGTATTGAATCCAGTTATAACGGGTTCGAGGCTATCGGAACACAATTACGAGTATAGATATTTTTTCCATAGTGATTTATCTGCAAGTAGACATCCAACTTTCGGAAGAAATCCAGTACATATTGGTGCAATGAGTGGTTCAGATGTTATGTACGGAACAACTGCCGCCCGCCAAAATTTTAAACGTGGTATACACACATATATAGGACATTATAGTCATTCACTCGTACCTTCAGAATTTCAATCTGTAGCGTATGATTCAACTCTATTTAGGTCATTTTATCAGTCAACATCACACGGTTCTGATAAAAAGGATCCAAATTATCCGGCGGTAGAGATGACACTTACAAATCCAACAAGACTTATTACAAAAGAACCAGGAGAATCTCGTTTGGTTGACGATACTAAATTAAACCCAAGAAATACTGGATTTGTAAAAGGTGAAGATATTGACTAAAATAATCAAGATTAAAATTTAACAAAACATATATTTATGTATGAGGGAAATTATCTTTCCTCATCTATCAATAGGAGATAAAATATGGGATTTTTAGATAATACGAGCATCACCGTAGATGCTATTTTGACCAAAAAAGGTCGTGAACTTTTAGCCAGAGGTGATGGTTCATTTAATATCACAAAATTTGCATTAGCAGATGATGAGGTGGATTATAATTTATGGGATACAGCTCATCCTAATGGTTCAAACTATTATGGTGCTGTAATTGAAAATATGCCAATTTTAGAGGCATTTACAGATCAAAATCAAGTTATGCGATATAAACTAATAACATTAAGTAAAACTACTAATAGAATGCCAATTTTAAATTTATCTCTACAAAATACAGATTTAACCTATGGTGGGGCAGAAGTTCCAATCATTGCAGCAAGTACAGATAGTGGAGATGAGACATTTACATTTGAATTAAATGATACTGATGTTTCTTATCTTGTAGGATATGAAAATGGTGCAGAAAAATGGAGCAGTACGTTACAACAAACACAAGATGATGAAAAAACAGCAGCAGTTGTAACAACTGGTGAAGTTCGATTAAGAGCAAAACAGTTACGTACCGCAAAGTCAGCAAGATTAACTGTTACTGGCAATCAAACTGGTGTAACTAAGTCTATAACTGTAACAACTTTAGCAGATCCCAACGCATAATATAAGGAATTAAACAATGGCCATAAACGAAACTTTTAAAACCCTCGAACCCAATATAGATACTGTATCAGATAGAACTACAGTATCGAGTGGACTATTTAGTGCTGGGGCAGGAAGTCTTACGGCATTCTATAGTTCATCTAATCAAGGTGCAAGTTCAGCATCTTATTTGAATGTATATGATAAAGCACAAACTGAGTCAACAAGAGAAGTACAATTTGCAATTGGATATGCGAGTTATGGTGGAAGTGGTTCTATAGGAAATACCACTAAAACAACTGCTGGTAATAGGGAAACCGCTGGGATGTATAGACAATTTGCAAACGTTCTTTTACCTCCAGGTACAGATAAATTTCAATTTACTAATTTTGCTAGTGCATCCGAAGATTTCTATTTTGTTGTTATGAATAGAGCTCGTATGAGAGAAAAGATGGATCCAGGTAATTGGGAACTTCATCTAAGTGGTAGTGCTGCTAAAAAGATAAGTTTGATTGATGATAGTGGAGCAACCACAAACCCAACTGTTAATCAAGGTGGTAGGGTATTTAATGTTGTTAGTGGTACTATAGCAAGTGGTGATGCTGTAACAAATACAGCGGCTGCTAGTGAGACAACCGA